ATAGTTAAGAGTCGCCCATATGATTTGGTTGAGTTTTCAATCAAACAGACTTCTTTCAAAGAAGATGGAACTACCCTAACAGATAATGGTCACACTACATTTTATGACACCAAAGAATTCATATCATTTTTTGGTCCAATGATTGAAGATTTGAAAAAGGAACTTGATAATGCAAACAGTATTCAAAAATGACAAAGAGTTTGAAGAATTTAAAACCTGGACTCTCGGAGTACTCCACGATGAAAACATCAAAGATTTGTGCGTTACTTTCACCAAAGCAGATGGCACCGAAAGAGCCATGCAATGTACCCTTGTCGAAGGTCGCATCCCAACAGACAAAATCCCTAAGACCGCAGGTTCGCCTACCACGTCTAATGGATCCGCAGTTCGGGTCTTTGATACCGAAAAATCCGAGTGGAGATCTTTCCGCTGGGAATCAGTAACTAAAGTGGAGTTCTCGCTATGAAATATTTAATTTGGTTTGGTATTGTTTTGGCTGTTGCGGTATTGATGCCCATCGCAACAATCTGGTCACTCAATACATTGTTTCCTGTATTAGCAATTCCATTGTCCTTTGACACTTGGATCGCGACAATTGTTCTTGGTGGTGTTGTAGGTGGTTCAACTGGTCTCTCTTTTAAATCAAAATAAGGATAAAACATGGCAGTGAATACAGCAAAGCGTAGAGCAGCAACAGCGAAAGCCGAAGCGTTCATGAAAGGTGATGAGCGTGTACTCACACAAGATAACTACATGCGTGATTTGCTCCATGTCCTAAACTATTACAACTCTAATAGCGATGACAAAGATAAGAAGAAGTGGTTCATTAGTCACTATGCTAAGATCGATAAGAAAGTAGCAGTTGAACTTCTTAAGGTTGATGAATACCATTTCCGCACTCCAGGTATACTTGCTCGTTTGATGGATATCGGTTCTGAACTTCAAGAAGCTGAAATGAAACACTATACCGAAGGTACTGATAAATTGCTGGCGCAAATTAAACTGCGTCAGAAATCACAAGACAAACAAGATAAGAAAGATGCAGCTGCAGCCAAAGAAGCAAGTCCATCTAATGTAATATCAATTCAACAAAGAATGGAAGAAAAGGCTCATGACTTGGCTGGTGAAATTGAGGGAGCGATTGACGACTTTGTGCTCAATGGTTGCAAGTCCGACTTTTCAACAAAGAATTATTTACTTTCGAATCAAGTGGCTGGACCGATTGCTAAACGCATTGGAGAGTTGTTTGTTGGTACTGCCAAAGAAATTGAGGAAGCCATTTCAGGCGATGATGCGCAACTTGTAGAAGGTTACTCACACTTTACCAAACGTGAGTTAAAGAAATTCTCCGAGTTCTTACAAGGTATTATTGCTGACTGTAATCAAATGGTTCAGACTGCAAAAGCAAATCGTGCGCCACGTAAACGTAAAGAAGTTTCTCCAACCAAGATGGTTGCTAAGATAAAGTTCTTGCGTGAGTTTCCAGAATTAAATTTGAAATCTGTCAACCCAACAGGTATAATTGGTTCCAGTGAAGTGTGGTTCTATAATACTAAGTATCGTCGTGTCGGTGTTTACCGAGCAGAGAATGGTACTGTTTCAGTTAAGGGAACTACTATCATTGGGTTTGATATCAAAGAATCTAAAGCATTTACTCTACGCAAACCAGAAGAATTCTTCAAAGGATTGTCTATGGGCAAACGTGCTTTGACCAATGCTTTAAAAACACTTAAGACTAAACAATCTCAACCAAATGGTCGTATTAATGAAGAAACTATTATACTTGGTGCATTTTAATGGAATTTAATTATATCGCAGATGGTATAGATGCAGTTGTTATTGATAACTTCTATACTGAACAACAACTCAAAGAAATTATGCTTGAGTTAAAGTGGATGACCAAACCATCTATAATGAAAGATGAAACATATTTAAAATCTGCAGTAGAAAATGACCATTTATTAACATCTAAGAATGGTGTCTTCCTAGAAGAAGTGTTTAGAAATTGGAAAAATTCAGCACTAATCAGTCATGGCATGGAACAAACCACATGTAAAGAATTTCAACATAAACTACTTGAATTCAACACTATGTTTAAAGGGTTAATTGACTGTGATTGCAGAACACATTTACTTTCGTATTATGAGAATTCACAATATTATAAACCTCACAAAGACAATTTCTTTTTTACAATTTTAAATTACTTTTACATTGAACCAAAACAATTTGAAGGTGGGGAAGTAATTTTATATTCTTGTAATTCGACAAAACAAGCAACAGTAGAAGTAAAACATAATAGATCAATTGTAATTATGTCTTGTACAACACATGAAGTAAAAGAAATAAAATCTAAATTACAAAATGAATTTAGTGGAAATGGCAGATATTGTAATGCCATGTTTCTCGCATTACAACCAAGAAAAGAAGATAAAAATGATTCTAATTGATTATTCGCAGGTAGCCCTTGCTGCCATTTTGACATTTCAACGTGAGTTGAAAGGTACTGAGTCTGAGGTTAAGAATCTTATTCGTCATGTAACATTATCAACAATCAAATCATATAAGAAAAAGTATGGCAAAGAATATGGTGATGTAGTTATTTGTTGTGATGGTCGTAAGTACTGGCGCAAAGAATTCTTTGAATACTACAAAGGTATGCGCAAGAGCAATAGAGAGAAATCTGATCTTGACTGGGGTTTGATCTTTGATACGCTGTCTGAAATGCGTGAAGATCTAGCCAAGCATTTTCCATATAAAGTACTACACATTGATCGTGCTGAAGCAGATGATATCATTGCAGTAATGACTAAGTATATTCAAGAAAATGAATTAGTCCAAGAAGGTTTGGTTGAAGAGTCACAGAAGGTTCTAATCCTATCTTCTGACAAAGACTTTAAACAGCTACAACTTTACCCAAACGTGAAGCAGTGGTCACCAATGCAGAAAAAGTATATCACTGCAACTAAGAAAGAAATCATTGAACATAAGATTGAACACATTGTCAAGGGTGATGCAGGTGATGGAGTGCCAAACATTCTAAGTAAAGACAATGTATTCATGGAAGGTGAGCGTCAGAAACCAATGAGCGCAAAGCGTCTTCAAGAATTCTTTGAGAATGGTTTCATTGCTTGTAAGAATGATGAAGAGCGTCGTAACTGGCATCGTAACGCAACTCTGGTTGACTTTGACTTTATTCCAGAAGACGTTTCCAAAACCATTATTGATGCATACCTAAATAATAAACCGACAGGAGATAAGATGGCGATTATGCAATATCTGATTGACCACAAATGTCGTTTATTGTTAGATGAACTAGAGGATTTTTAATATGCGTAAGTATGTAACTCAAATGCTTGAAGAGATTCAAGCAAACCCTTCTGCGATTGAAACATATAAGGGTGATGCTGTATTGAAATTGATTTTTGAATATGCGTTTGACCCTTCAAAGAAAATGATTCTTCCTGAAGGTACTCCGCCATTCAAACCTGCAGATGAGCCGTTGGGTATGACACCAACAAATATGTTCAGTGAAATGCGCAGGTTGTATGTTTTCTGCCGAGCAGATTTGTCACCATTAAAGCGTGAGGGATTGTTTATCTCTATGCTTGAGGGTTGTCATCCTAGTGAAGCAGAAGTCTTGATCGCGATTAAAGACCAGACACTACATAAGAAATATCCAAAGATCACACGAAAATTGGTAACTGATGCTGGGTTCATTCCTCCATTAGAGAAGAAAGCCAAAGAAAGTGCGACATCTTGAAGACGAAGACAGAGACTTTATTTTATTCCTTCTAAGTCTTGAAGAGGATGAGTTCAAAATGATGCTCAACTCTATGGATGAACGAGAAGCCATGATAGTATTAAACAATATTCAACTTGCAAGAGAAGAATTGTTTGATGATATGATGGACAAAGAAGGGATGAAGGCTGCAGTTGATGTTATTGCAAAAATAAAATCAAAAATGACTTGACTTTAATCAAATTCTGTAGTATAATAATACTATGGAGGATTTATTATGAAACCTGTGATAGTGTTATGTTTCGTTGCAACTAATGCAATGGCTCTTGACTTCAATTCTGAGTGGGCTAAGTTCGATAACGACTTTGCAAAACTCAAATCAAAACCTGTGATTCTTGCGAGCAATTCGCCAGTTGTAATCACACCAATCCCTGCAGTTCCAGTTGAAGATAGATCAGTGGTTCTTTTAGATAAGAACACTGAATCTAATGTATTGCAACAAGTTGATCCTAAGTCACCAAACCGACTTGGTTTCAAATTGTCAGATCCTAATATGCGGGATCGTGTAATAGAAGCATACAACAAACCGAATGCAGTAGTGTATTCATTAACATTGGAATAATATATTATGAAAAAATTGATTTTAGTAGCAGCAGTTCTAGCGTTATCTGCGTGTAGTACAACAAAGGTAGCATTAGATACGCCATCATCAGAAGCAGTTAAGTTTACTCAAGACTTTGGTAAGGTTGAAGTAACATTCAACGACAAAGGTGAATGGGAATCACTTAAATCTTCTGCAACATCAGCAGTACCTATTGGTGTTGATGCTGGTCTTGAGCAAGGCATGAACGTGGCTCATATGCGAGCAAAAAGAAATATCGTTGAGTTCATTAATCAAGATCTGAAGTCTAAAACAACGACTGATGCAATTACGAAATCTCTATCAAAGAATATTTCGGAAGATGATGTTTCAAGTAAACAACGTGCAGCAAATATCGCTGAAGAGATTATCGAAAAGATCTCAGTTGAATCTAATGGTATCTTAAAAGGTGTCTATGTTGTTGAGCGTAAAATTTCATCAGATACAAAGTACGTTGTTGTTACAGTTCAAGTTGACAAACGATCTATGAACGCAGCACGTCAATTGCGTGTATCAATGGGGAACTAATATGAAAGCATTTATTCTAGGAACAATCTTTGGCTTAGTTCTAGCAACTGTTGGTTTCAGTGGCATTGCTAAGATGTTGGACAAAGGTGTAGATACCGTAAAGACTCAGTCTCAAGAACTGGCAAAATGAAACATTCGTTACTACTACTCTGCTTAGTTGCGAGTTTATGTAATGCTGAGGAAGTTATCACTACAGGTTACGGTGATACATTTGAATCAGCATTACGTAACGCTAAAGTTGCAGCAGTTGAGAAGGTAACAGGTACTTGGATTAACAGCGAACATAAAGTTCGCAATGGTAATCTGACTGAAGATATTGTTCAGTACAATGGTGGTGTCATTAAAAAGTATGAAGTTCTTTCATACAACAATAATGAAATAAAAATACGAGCCGATGTTGACGTCATAAAAGACAATCGAGTTGGCACAAAGACTGCTAACATACCTGAATCAATGCGTTCTGCATTAACAGAACGACAAGCAAATTCTGATCAGATTTACAAAGCAGTAAAGTCACTGGACAATAAGAATAAAGCATTAAGATTAGATGTTGCCAATATAGAATATGTAAACAAAGGATCATCAACTCAAGTATTTGTTTCTGGTAAATTGGTTTGGATTCCAAAGTGGCAAAGTGATGTTCGTTCATTGGCAGAAACCATAGATAGAAAAAGTTTAGAAGATCTAAGAGTTGCTGAACGT